TGGAGCCCATCGTAGATGCTCTGTTTCGCAAGGAGGATGCGAGTATCCTCAAGCACATTGATGATGATGGTCAAGTTGTTGAGCCTGAATATTATCAGCCTGTAGTACCTCTACTTGTCATCAATGGCGCGGTTGGTATCGGTACTGGCTTCTCAGCAAATATCCCTCCGCACAATCCCAGCGATGTTATCGCTCTGCTGCGCGATCGTCTGAATCTGAGTCGCTCAACCCTTGCAGGACTTGTTCTGCAGCCGTGGTGGTATGGCTTCAAGGGGACTATTAACCGGCCTACAGAGACCAGTTGGACTACAAAGGGAAAGGCTACGTGGGATGATAGTAAATACACGATTACAGTCACGGAACTTCCGATTGGTACGTGGACCAAGGATTACAAGACATATCTCGATACACTCTGTACGGGTGACGAGGCAAAGGGTACAAAGCCAATTCTTAAGTCATTTGATGACCTGTATAATGACGTGGAGGTCAAGTTTATCCTCTACTTCGAATCAGATGTGTACTTTGAAATGCGATCCGATCCGGCCGCTGCTGAGAAGATGCTACAGCTCAGCTCAACGTGGCACACGACCAATATGGTCTGCTTCAACAACGAGATGAAGATTAAGCGCTACGGGACGGTGGGTGATATGATGGAGGAGTACTATCAGACTCGCCTCACCGGCTACGAGACTCGTAAGACTCTTGAAATCGGACGCCTTGAGCGGGAACTGGTCGAGTTCGATGCCAAGGCTCGATTCCTGCTAGCGCTCCTTGAGGACCGTATGGATCTACGGCGTCGTTCAGATGAGGAGATTGTTGAGGCACTAAAGGCTGAGAATCTACCGGCACTTGATGATCTTACGGATCCAGATTCAGTGGATTCGTATGAGTATCTACTACGGATGCGGATGGACCGGGTAAAGTCTTCGGCAGTGGAGGAGGCGCGAAAGCACGTGGAGGCTGCACAGGCTGCACTTGAGACACTCAAGAGCACTACAGCAACGACTCTGTGGCTACGCGACTTGGAGCAGTTTGAGAAGTCTTGGGTAGCCTTGCAGGCTGCACGCGAGGCTGCTGCGTCCGGGGCACCCCTCAAGAAGTCGGAGGCCAAGCGTGTTCTCAAGGTGAAGGCCAATTAGACAAAAGGATTGAGAGGAAGCGACTTTGTTCCAGCAGAACTGAGGCTTACGGAGCGCGCTAAAGGCACTGGCATATGGCTGATGTCATTCAAATAATAATTATAGTGATCAACTGCTGACATAATGTGCGGAACTGACCAATTAGCAACAAGAGTATTCAATGAATGAATCTGATCTGCAACACCGTACGGCAAGTTCTGCGCGTACTGTAAATACATTGTCCGCATAATGATTGTAAGTTCATCTACGGACTGATCATCAATAATGTATTTTTTCGGTCCAGACTTCTCATAGACTTGCTTCCGAATCAGATTCTGGATTACGATCACGTTTGACCTACTGAAAAAAGCAGATGCAAGCGGTGTCACTTCCCAGTTTCCACGAAGAGCATCTGCGGCAAAAGAGTCTTCTACGGAGGTTCTGTAAGTGAAACCAGGAACTGCGGCAGATCCAGAGGCCGATGCAGACGGAGATAGATTCACGCGTCCATTCATTCCATTATCCGGTAGAGGGTTCGTATTTGGTAGAACCATTGAGCTTTGCTTTTGGAAGTCCTGGATGTCCATTCTGTTTGGAGGTTAGTTTCCCTACGGCGAAAAAAGCGATACTTTATGGAATAATCTAAATTATTTTCTAGGCCGGAGGTATAACAAATGTCATCTCCTTCCAGTGCTCGTGGTATACGCAATCAGGCGCGCGGCTATTTTATCCCTCTCGCTGACGTTTCTGCGAAGGTTCTCGCCTACACGCCTGGCTCAGGCGCGGGTGGCTCATACCTCAACGGCAGCTTTGCCCTGGCGCCGTGGGCGTCTGGCGGCTCGGCTCCCTCCAGATACACCTCCACGATCTCCACGATCGGTGCGGGCGGTGTCCTCCGCGACATCGGCAAGACGGTTGTCTCCGCCGGCCGCGTCTTCCGCAAGATCCAGCTCCTCGTCCCTACGGTCTCCACGTTCGGCATTGGTGGACCGGCACCTGGTGCCACGGCCAACACGGACTTCCTCACCGGCTACATCGAGCTCCACAGCGCCGGCATCACGGATGACTTCCCTGGCGGCACGACCCCTGCGCAGGTCGCGTACTACCCGACACTCTATTAAACAGGCAGTCAACTGCAATAAAAGTTAATTAAAAACATAATTTTAATCAGTAGTACTGACTAAAATTATAGATCAACAAATAAAAAAATCTAACGAACAGGTATAATAAAAGATGTTGTCTATGGCTTCTGGTAATGCAGCGGGTCCTCGCAATCAAGCTCGTGGCTATTATGTTCCTCTAGGAACGGGTGTTCCTGGCAAGATCCTCAGCTACACCCCTGGCTCAGGCTCCGGTGGTTCAGCTGTTAAGGGATCATTTACTACGGCCACTTGGGCGGCGGGTGGTACGGCGCCGTCTCCCTACACATCCACAATCTCAACGACCGGTGCGGGTGTTCTCCGCGACCTCGGGCAGACGGTTGTCTCTGCCGGCCGCGTGTTCCGTAGAATTCAATTAATCTGCCCGACCGTTTCTACGTTCGGCGTGTCTGGTACGGGTGCGGTAAACACTGCGCGTAACGATTACCTCACCGGCTACATCGAGCTCCACAGTGCGGCCATCGCGGATGACTACCCTGGTGGCACTGGCCCCCCGCAGGTTGCCTTCTACCCGGTTGTATACTAAGCAAAAAGTAAACTTTAAAAACTAAATTTAGACAGTTATAGTCTCTATATTTAGTTAAAAATAAACAATCAAATAAAATCATTGTCGAGCATAGATAGAATGGGTAATGCTCAGAGCTCCAAAACCGCTGCTAGCGGAGACATTGTGATCTTAGGAGTAAATCTAAATACAGTTAACTACTGGTATGTATTCTATATACTCTTCTCTATTGCAGTTGTTGCAGGAGGCTCATATTCTCTGTATTCCTCTGCAACTCTCGGCAAAACAATTATTTACGCAGTTGGCGCAAGTCTTGTTATGGTCTTCTTTGGAATGAGATGGTTTGGAAATATTCCTGAAAAATCTAATGTCTGGCCACCGACAATAAATACGTGTCCGGATTATCTAACCCATAATGGTACTGGATGTGTTGATTATTTAGGGGTATCTAGCCAAGTGGGTGGTTTTCCAAAGTCAACTAAGACAACAGTTCAATATTTTGGTGGATCCACGACTCCAGGACCCTATACATCAACAACGGTGAATACGGCTATCACCGCAGCTGATACAGGAAGGCTTCAAGCAATTTGTGATGCTTGCTCTAGTGGTGGCCTAACCTGGGAAGGTATCTACGATGGAGATACCTGCCTTGTTCTCAATCGTTTCCAGGCTACGAAGCAATTCGCGAAGGCAACCAAATGCACACCGTAATAGACTGAGGTCTAAACACAATCAAAGAATTCCGTTAAAGAATCAATGTCCTATGCACACCTTCATCCGAGTGTCGAAGATTTACTCAGACGATGGTTGAAAACACCAGATACTGCAGCCTTTTTGCTTGTAGGACCTCCAGGAGTCGGTAAAACGACCCTTGCTCGAGAAATCCTGAAAGAGAATGGCTATCGTATTGTTGAACTGAATGCAAGCCACACACGTAGTGGGCAGGCATTCAAGAAGCAGATTATTCCTTTACTTACGCAAAAGTCTGTTCTAGAAGCAATGTCTCCGACGAGCAATAAGCATAAGTTGGCAGTTCTACTTGACGAGATTGATGGTCTTAGTCTCGGTGAAAAAGGTGGTCTCAGTGAGCTCCTTGACTATATGCGCAGCTGGAAAGCTGGTCAGACGACTCATCCACTTCTTCTGATCTGTAATGAAATCAAGGGTCGTGCCTATCAACATATTGTTCGCCTGAGTACTTACGTGCCGATGGAATTCCCTTCAAGCAGCGTTCAGAAATGGTTGGGTGTTCAGATTCGCCCCGAAGTACTTGCATCTGCAGACCTACGTGTTATTTTGAGATCTATTCAGGGCTGCGACTCGGCAAGTATTAACCTACAGCAAGGATCTGGTGGAGAACCCCCTGAACTTACAATGGAAGAAGGTGAGACAGAAGAACCTAGTACAGATATTCTGAAATTTAGTCATTCGTGTCTCTATGACTTCTGGGACCCTCTTATCATTCCCGAAGTGGAAAACAATCTAGGAAATCTGTCAGGTCTCTGTGTTCACGAAAATATTCATAAGCGTCTAGCATCTGTTCCAGAAGCGTGGAATCACTACAAGGAATTTCTGACGTTATTCGATCTGAGCGACAAGGCAGATTACTGGGCCTTTTTCTATCAGAACTGGAATCTGCTACGACCGAGTTTTCAGCTGAAACTTAAGATTACAAATGGATTTCTATCTGAATATCCTGTTGATACAGTTCCCAGTCCTGCACAACTCCAATTTACTCAAGTTCTCACTCGCCAATCATCCATGTACAATACGTGGAAACAGATGATTCAGTTTTCTGATGAAAAAGGTTGTATGATTGAAGAAATTCCTGAATTACTAACGCAGACAACCGCTGCAAATGCAGGTATCAAGTTGTCAACGAGTCAAGCGCGAAAGATTGATTCAATGAGTATTCCTAAGCAGCTTTGTTCCTACAAGTAGAGTAGAATGGTAAAGAAATATCAGATTCACGATAATTTTGCTAGACCCTTTGAAGTAACCGTAGATGGCAAAACAGTATCCATTGTAAAAGGAAAGTATAATGAGACTAAAGATGAGTATGAATACAATAAAGAAGTTAAGATCTATCAGATCGATAACATCTGGATTGGAAAGAGTTCAGGGCCACCATACGCAGATCACACTAAATCCCAGGCTAAATTATTTATTGGAAACTCAATTCTTCTTCAGATTGCAGCTAAACGCTATGTCTATATAGGTGAATCGATTTACGAATTCGATATGGAAGATGAAGTCGAAAAGTACTTTTCGCTTATTGGAAATAATGATGTTCCGTATCCGATTTTGCGGGGCTCAAAAAACGTCTATTTTATGCTCGACCGAAAATACATTCCACGTTGTGAATTTCCTGATCTACAAACAGACAAGGAGTGGGAAAATGCGTATAGTGTGTTCTACGGTGTCTGGGATCCTGTACATCACGTACGACAGGGATCCTTTGAAAAGATGGCAAAGAAAATGAAGCATATCAAAATAATTGCCAAGCGTGAATTTTAGATAATCACCTGACTCTCTTCCTCGTGCAATAATCGTATTAAATTCAGTGGTGCTGTTCGCCCTAGTCGCATAGCACGACCGACAATCTGACGCTCCTCTTCCTTTCGCATCGCGTGCATTAGAACTACGTGAGTTGCAGACTTCAGATCCATCCCTACACCCGCAGTAGTCGAGTTCATCAGTAAAATCTTGACTTCACCCTTCTCAAACTGGCTGAGAACATTGGAGACGTGATCTTTATTGCCACGTACGGTTGCAACGCGATAGCCACGCTCAATGAGTGTTCCCTCAATCTCATTGAACGGATTATCATAGCGATTAAAGACTAGAAACCGGCCACCACTCGAATCTGTTATACACTTGAGTAGTGCATCCTTCTTTTTGAGAAGCTTCGGAACAATCGGTGCAGCCTTTGCATTTGTTTTAGTCTTCGTCTCGCCAATTTCTATGCTACAAAGTTTCGTATAATCCAAATCGGCACGACACAAAGGGCAGTTCGCCTTTCTCTGTAAGCACGCAACAATACAGACACCGCAAAAGATACGTGAACAGCACTTTACAAATGTCGGCGTCTTCGGCTCGTCATAACAGATGGCGCAGATCTCATTCTTTGCATTCGTGATGCGCTCCTTCAGATTTGAGATCTGTTCCTTGAGTGATGCAATTCGTGTCTGCAGTGATGAGATTGCAGCCTCCTTGAGTTGAGGAGTACTGTAAGGCATTGTTTCCTTGAATGCAAGCGTCTTTTCAAGACGTTCCAGATCACTCTCACGTGAAGCACAGACTGCTGCAATCAATGAGCTCTGATTTTCTGCAGTTGCTCCTAGACGCTGGAGTGCAGACTGCACATCGCCCGCGTGCAGCAGCTCCTGAATTTCGGGGCTAACAAAGTTCGACACAAGCCGATGAACAATCGTCGACTCGCAGAGAATTCTTTGTTCAAAAATAGGCGGTGTTCTCCAACTCTGCTCCATAAATGCATTTGAAGAACGTAGCACTAGATAGCCACGTGAAGGATGTTTTGTTAGAAATGGCGCAAAGAAGTTATGACTTTTAATATCATACCGCGCATAGTAATTGTGGCCATTTGTTGCCTGATCCTGCTGTAAGAGAATCGCAAGTTCAGGATGAATTCCATTTGAAATCTGACGATTCAGAAATGTCTCAGACATATACATATAGAGACCGTGAAACAGCAGATTTGACCACGTTGCTGTCATACCCCAGTAAAAATTCGCCTTTGGCATCGCAGTCGTCGAAGTAAATTGTACATTATCAATTTCATCAAAGACAATGCGAGACCACTGCATTGTTTCGTGCACTCGCTTTTCCATAAAATGTTTAATAATCGTATTTGACATTAACGTTATATCACGTGTCTTTGCATTCGCGATAAAATCAGGCTTTTCTAAAGCCTTTGTCGTGCGAACTTCTACAAACGATAGACCTGTTTGCTTCGTGATGGTATGCTTCCACTGATGAAAAAGAGTATGCGGAACAATAATGAGAGTCGCACCTGAGCAATCTGTAGTTGAAACCGGCTTATGGCTCCAGAACATTGATTTTGACAAGGAATGAATACGAGAATAGACTTTGGCTGCTTGCTGTGCCTTTGCTTTCATATGTGCTATATATCCAAGCATCATCAGAGTCTTACCTGATCCGACTTTATCGCCTAAAATTGCAAATTGACTATAATGCTGCTCAGCCCCAATGCGAAATCCATTAATACATGCAAATTCTTTCTCTTCCATCGCAGAAATCATTGCAAGCTGGTGAGGATGAAGAGGTACTTTAATATCTGCTGATTGACTCGCTACTGATGATTCGCTCGTCAATGAATAAGTTAATGGTTGTTGATACACATCTAACATCATTGCAACCGATTCATCTTGCGGCATTGTGCAAACACTTCTAATTCTTGGGTCTTTTTCGTGTTTAGACCTCAGAGAGACGAAAAGAAGTTAAAGACTTCAGGATCCTTAATAAAATTCTTTAATGTAAGAGTTGTCCTTTTAATCAATGGATTCTCTGCCGCCCTCAGAATAGACTTATCAAATGTGTTGTCGCTATGGCTCATCACAAGCATCACACTCATCGGATTTAATTGGATCAGCTGATTCTTATAAGACTCCAAGAACGACTTTTCTTCTGCAAAGGCAACTGCCTCGTCGTACGTATGCTTTGCAGCATACCGTTTGCGCCAAGCCATCGTGCCATTCGTCGCATGTGTCGGACCATACGGTCCAATCTTAAAGATTTCCTTGGTATCTGTAAAATACATAAACACTTCCGAGGATCCAGCCAGATCTACAAACGGTTTTGAACGTAGTGCAGCAACTGCAGCAGAAACTCTATCAGGGAAATAAAAATCATCATCATCGAAGGCAACAAGTATCTCCCCCTTGGCCTCGCGGTTCAGACGGTTCCTTTTTTCGCCCAGTGTCTGCTTCTCCTCACTGCGAATGTAAATCGTTAGTGGGAGCCGGTGCTGCGCTTCATCAATCAGATCACCGACAGGCTCTTGGCCGTCATCGTACACGATCCATTCCATACGATCTCTCGGATATGTCTGAGTTTCAATCATACGAATCAGAGTTGGAATGAAGCGTCTGCGATTATAGGTTGGTGTTACAATGCTTACAAGAGGCAAGGACATTTCTGTAGATAGAATACTAGTGATTCTTAGACCGCTGCTTTACTATCTGTCACTTTCGGAGGTTGAGCTAAAGGTGCAGTTCTCTGAAATGCTTCAAGATAGCTTTGCGCAACCTTTGCTCGTGCATCAATGCTACCCTGATCTTCCTTGTAGCAAAAGGGAGACAAGAAAAAGATCTCCAAATCTCCATTTGGGACATAGGTACTAAGCGGTAGAAATCCCCACATTGGTACTGGTATGTTAAAGTAATACAGATTCAAGATGTACTTAACAATTAAAATCGGCGACAGAATACATCCATACATAAATGAAACAAGACGACCTGCAGGTGAGTATCCAATATCTTGATTTGCTGCAATATGTCCACCATACAGGGCAACTGCGATACACGTAATAACAATAAAGGTTGTTAGAATTCCTTGGGATGATTGTGCAAGAAATCCTGATATGCTTGCTTTACTCCGGGCGGAAAGTTTTGCAGCCTCATCTTTAGCATCTTGTTCTGCCTTTGCTTTTGCCGCGGCGTCTGCGGCTGTCGCCACCTTATTTTTTGCAACACGCGCATCTTGCTCTGCCTGTTTAGCCTTTTCTTTAGCATATGCATCTGCTTTTGGATCTGATACCGCAGTATTAACCATATAAGAAATTTTATTACTAAGGCTTGTTATAAAACTCATCTACTCTTATCTTTAATTTAGAAGAAAGAGTAGATGTCCGCAGACTATACTGTTGTAGTACCATCGTATAAAAGAGCAGAGGGGTGCCGTGATAAGACTTTGGCCGTTTTACATGAATACCGTATTCCAAAGGAGAATATCTACGTTGTTGTTGCTGATAAGGAGCAAAAGAAGGAATATGAAGCGGTCCTTGATCCGAAAACCTACAAGGAGATTCTAGTGGGCGTTCCTGGACTTCCTCAAGTTCGTAATTGGATCTTTGATCACTTTCCTAAGGGTACTCCACTTGTATCTCTAGATGATGATGTATCTGGATTTATCGAATACGATGCAAGTCAAAAAAGACACGAGCGAAAACTGAAAAGTCTGAAGGGTATTATCGAGCGCGGATTCAAAGAATGCAAAAAGGCCGAGTGCCGCTTCTGGGGCGTCTATCCGAGTGCAAATGGATTCTTTATGAAACCAACGGTCACGACAGATCTTAAGTTTTGTGTAGGTCCTTTCTGGGGCTGCTTTAATCCAGGTAAGGAAGTGCGTATTGACATCGGTCAAGGTGAAAAGGAAGATTACCAAAGAACATTGCAATTTTTTATTAAAGATGGCGCTATTGTCCGTCTTAATTTTGTTGCACCGAAGACTGCCGTTTACAAGACGCCTGGAGGGCTGCAATTTGGTAATCGTTTCAAACGTGAGCATAAGACGATTAAAGCGATGATGAAGCGATGGCCTGGTTGGATAAAAGAAAACCCCACCAGAAAATCTAAAATGCCTGAAATACGACTCAAAAATCCAAATCTGGAATCTGAAAAAGCCAAAAATACCACACGTAAAAAGAAGAAAGACTAAGTCGCATATTTTTCTAATATGCGAGTTTATGTCGCATATTTGACTCCACCCATACCTCCTTCAATAACCAAGAAGTTCAGACTTTCCACATAAATAAGAAAATCAAATGTATAATTTGTTCCAGCAGCCTGAGGCCAAGGATCCAGATCAATCTGAAAATTCTTAACACGACTGGTATTCAATGATCCACTCGGCTTCATCCACCTGGATGTGTCTAACGCAAAACTGTAAATAACTAATCCTTTCGGAAATACTCCCGCGGCGTATCTCCAAGAGGATAACTCGTGAAAATACTGAGTTGGCTTAACTTCCTGAATTTCATTTCCATCGCATAAAACGCGCAACTGTCGAATAATATCCTGTTGTGATCCTGCAATCAATAGACCAGAGTTGCCTAGACCTGCCAATCCTGTACTGTACACAGTACCGATTGCAGTATAAGGTGCAGTAGTCTGTGAAAACCAATTTGTAAAGTTGGTCCACGTATTCAGATTCAGAATCATATCGCTACGCCGAGGCAGAAGTAGTAAACGAGGAACTGGATTGTGAGTGTACAGATTCAGATTCTGCCGGCTTGTGATTTGCGGAAAGGAATAGCGTGTGACTTGTCGAACTGGATAGGTTAATGTTTGACTAGCAAAGGTATTTCGTTCTTCATCTGTCAGATATACATAGGTTGCCTGAATATAGGCATTTAGGGGCCAAGTACTGAGGGTAGGTGTTGCGTATCCAAAATCAACCAAATAGTTATTCAGGTAATTTTCAGGCGTAGTGGTTGTCACATAGTTTAAATTACCAGTCTGAATCTGCTGTGTAGATGTAAGTACGCGATATCCAGGACGAACACGATATCCAGAAGGATCCAAGATTGTAAATAAATCCTGAACTGGTCTGAGTGTTAGCTGGAGATAGCATTCGTGATACTGAAGTGCAACGAGAGGTAAGGCTAAACTCGGATTCTGCGTAAACCAGAAAGAGAGTGGCACAGTGATCTGCTGACCCGGAATCGAAGGTGCATTTGTCTGCACTGAGATAGTTGAATCATTATTCTGTGCAACAGTCGGATAGAGCGTCCTAGAACGGACAACTGAGTTTGTTGGCACGCCGGAGTAAGCACCGTTTGCTGGATCATTTAGTTCTGGAATATCACCGATAAGCTCCTGCCACTTATTGTATTGAGTTTCATCTTGATCGGTTTGTGCAGTTGCAATCAAGTAGTCGCTATCAAATTCTTGTATTTCTGTACCACCTACGAGAAATGTTGCATCCTGTATAAGATGAGCACCAATATACCGATTCCACTTGAACTCATACTGACTAGGACGGACGCTTGGATTCACAAACTTGCTGTAAATATCCGGAAGCGTAAATGTTAGATACAAGTCGGAGAGTAGATCCGCAATTCGTTGAATCTTTACTTGAAGCTTAATAGGTGCATCCCACTGCAATTCTCCAGGACCATCCACTTGAAGGGTCGCAGATTCAAAGGCAAAATGACTGTATTTTTTCAAAACAAGATAGAAATAAGTAAAATCAGGGTTTCCACTCAAAAGTACATTCTGAGAACCGTAGGCTACTAAAACATATAAACCTCCTCCTGTCATGACAACTCTTCTTGCTGTTGTGAAACAAGATGAGTTCTCATTTAAACCGAGAATCGGAAAGCTCCGATTCTCAGTTGGTCTGCTCTTTGACTTTGTCAATGAGCTTAAACCGAAAAGCGGATCATCCCGCAAAAAAACTTACTTATTCGTCCACCATTGATCAATCAAATAGGGTGAGATGCTCATACTCGGGCCCGCAATCTTCGGAGAAGGACCCATATTCATCAGTGTCTGGATCTCAGTATAGGTCAGAGCATAAGAGAAGTAAAATACACGACTTACCATACCTGACGCAGATCCCGCAAACACAAGATTACTTCCAGCTCCGGGACTTGTCATTAGTGAAAGAGCAGAATCATCCGTATCATTCTTTAGAGAACTAGTCGTTGTTGAATTGAGTGTAAATTTTCTAGAGCTGAACAGTGATACATCTCCGTAGTTCTGGTAAGGCGGTGTATTGCCAGCCAAGGCCATCTTCGTCTTGAGATTTCCGTTGATGTAGATAAGAAGTTGATTTCCCTTGCACGACACAACCAAGTGAAACCACTTCTCAACAGGAATATTCTCAATATCACAAAAGTTATTCCACGTCGAATAAGAATTCATATAGACACGCAGAGTATTCGCATTACCATGCACAAAGATACCAGGTCCCATCAAAGGATATGCCTTAGAGTATCCCTTGTGTAAGATATGATAGAGAGCGGAGTTGCCATCTCTGAATGTAGAGCTCTGAATGTAGCAAAACATTGCATAACTGAATTCAACACCGGAGCGCTGATTATCCGAAGTATACACTGTTTGTGCAATAGGACTTGCCGGGTTTTGAACTGCTGTATAAGAAAGAGATCCGGAAGGATATGTATCAGGGAACAATTCAACACGATCACGGAACATTCCCAAGTAGGACTTGTACAAATACTCAGCGAAAAGCAGCGTAAAGTAAATAATAGCAACTAACGCAACTCCAGTTAGCACTTGCGACAGCGGATCAGTACCACCAAAGGATACACCCGTACTGGGAAAGCTATTCGTTTTTACAGCACCATTATTTGCGGCCTGCATACTCTCTAACTATCATTAGGATTGTAAAAAAGACATTTTTTAAGGTCTTTTTTATAATTTAGTTGAATGGGAGTCTTAACTAGGTGTGCTTCCAGAAGCGATCGTCTCACCATTACGTTTGAGTGAGAAGGAATACTGACCGGGATCGAAATACTTGAGGAACTGTGTCCAGATTGATGTATCCTCAGGTCCATTATTGTACAAAGCCCAGACACGATCAGGAGTATACGCAAAGTTGGCAGCGTTGATCTGGCCGATGAGGCCGCCGAAACCATTGGGGCCACCGACCTTCATTTTATAGGTTGATCCATTTCCATCTACATCAAACATCGAACCAAGAACAACACTGCGAGTGAGCTTGCCGTCCATATATACATCAAGACGACGACCACTGAGAACCACGCAGACGTGCACCCACTTCTGGAGGTCAACCGCCTGTAAGTCTCCTTGCAAGAAATCTTGTTCTCCATCTGAGTAAGGACTTGCTTGTCCTGCATTAAGGGTACCCTGTATACTAGCATTCGTACCTGTGCCCGTAAACAACATAGGATTTTTACTATTCGGACTTTGAGTGGATACACGGATACCCATTTTATTGGTGCTCGCACCCATGTACATCTGGAGCGTGTTAAAATTTCCACCGCCACCATCAATTGTTAAGAATGTCTTATTCTTATTTGCATTAATTCCCCAGTTAGCAACATAAATCCAAATACTGACTGAATATTCACCACCCTTATAAATTGCAGGTATTTGAGAGGATCCTGCAACAGCATTTGTTCCTGACCCTGAGGATGGTTGTACTTTAAATTCACTTGCAGTTGCATCTTGCCCAGGCAGCCCACCTGATGAGTTGGAAAACACAACCATATCCGCCTTTTCAGCAGCACCATTCAGGTACTTGTATAAGTAATATAGGCATACGCACAGGATAACAATGCCAGCTAGCATCATAATGATTCTTCCAGGACCTGTTGTCATGGCTCCGACTGCAGAGTTCATTCGATTCTATTCATGTTAGAAGAATTATAGCGTGGCTGGTAAAATACCCATTGATCTAAGCATATGAAGTCTGCCAGGTTTCATAAGGATTTGGCTTCTTGGGTTCAGTGCAAAGTCCACCCGGGCACCCAATGCCAAGCCAAGGAACTGTTGAAAACAATCTATCTATACGAATTGCATCTGAAGAAACACTATAGGGTTTTCCATCTGTGCCCGCCTGTTGAGAAATTAGGGAGTAGATATCCTGTGTCGAAAGAGCAACTGAGTATAAAACCATATTTGTTATACTTCCATCGAGGCGACCAGTAGAGTCTCCAATCTTTAGAGGTTGAGTTGTATCCTTTTCGGGCATACCAGTTGTGCACGTATAGGCCGCCGTTAGTTTACCATTTAGATAAACCTTGAATCGAGCAGACTGTTTGACAATGGCAACCGATGTCCACCGCTGGAGATCAATATTGTAAAGTTCAACTACTTCATTTCCTGTATTGGTTTTAATAACAAGTTGAGCAGGTGCAGATTCTTCACCGCGACTTGCATCGGGGGCAACGAGTAGATTTAACTTTAGTACACCACTACCAAAAGTGAGTGCCGTAGCATATTCATTTCCAACCCGAGCTGTACGATCCTTAATCGTTGGATTTATGAAAAAAAACAAGGTAGATCCAGATGTGCCATACCACGACTTATCCAATTGCTCAGCTGTAGCAACAGATGTATCTTCAGATAATAAAACTGATAGTTTGTTTGAATTAGGAATGGGTACTAGAATACTACTATTTTCACGTTTACCTACTGTACCAAAAGTGTATCTTACAATTAAATAAATAACAAGAAGGACTACACCAAGCCCTAACACGAGATATACCGTGTTCATCTACCGGTAGATGCTAATTTAGACTCATCAAATCGAAATTTCATTATAGTAATGAAATTTTGAGTAATGAAATTTTGACTTTACGATGTCGATGCAAAGGATTTAACTTCTATTAATGTATCCATTCTTGAAAGTAATTCTTCAGCTGACGGTACATATCCAAATGTGCGTAAGTTCATAGCCTGAATGCCTTTTCCATAGGCTATACTATTAATTGTAATTGCTGAAGGAGGGAGTAAAACATCATTATTTTTTAATTGTAATGCAGGATAACTAGCATCAAACTGAACTGTTGAATACAATTTACCATTCAAGTAAGCTTCCATATAGGTTGGTTTTACAACAACACCAATGCGGAAGGGTGTATGAACAGGAACATTTTCAAGTAGAGCTGCCTTAGGATTTGCCCGCAAATCACCTGAAAATGATTTTACATAGACTGTATTAATTGAATTATCTAGACTAATCTGAAGTTTAGGAGAAGCCAACGATCCAATGATAAAAAAGATACGCTCCTTACTTGTATTTCCTGTAGTAGGAATTCGTGGTTGAGGAAATTCATCATCAATATTAACATCAATTGTGATAGCGTAGTATTCCTGACCTTCAAGTACAGTACAGTAGGGTTCGGTTGTATTTTTAGATGGAGGTACTCCGATTGTTACCGTTTGCACACTAGATGATGTTGACCAGAACGCCTGTGTCTTGTCAATGCCGGGTAAAGAGTAAGGAAGCCTCTTAAATACAGGTGTTATCCATTGGTCAATGGCAAGTACAAGGAGGCCAATTGCTAAAAGAGTTGCAATAAAGTACATAACATATCTCATTATGGTTGTAGCCATAGTCCCTGTAGGCAACCGGGAGGTTGCTTCAATCGCAGCACGACTCGCAGCCGCTGCTGCAGGACCTCCTACAGGCTTACCAATTTCCTTTCCAAGTGTTTTTGTATCTTTTAGAACTTGTGCAATCTTTTGGGCCCTTGATGCGTCCATCTCTAGCAGCGACTAAGAATGAATTATTCAATGTTTTCTGTCTTTCTTTTCTTCTTTCGTGTCAGGGTTCCTTTTTTAGGATCGTAGCCAATTTTCTTGTAGTAGGGAAGTGAATCCTTCGGATTACAGTCCTTCAGCTTCTCACGCAGATAGCAAACAAAGGATAAGCGACTGTATTTCTTATCAACACCCTGCGTTCCTGTTTCCTTATTATTTAAGTAAATATCAGGGAGCTTATTGTTGTATGCCTTATCTTCAGGTGTCTCACGCATTTCCGTATTGCAGTGCCACTCGTGAACATCCATCGCTAAGAAATCACCCGTGCGAATATTGAAGCCGATCTTATATCTTGGAAACAACGTAAATCCGCCGTGATACTTGCCGCGTTCAATCGCCGATAGATTACCGAATCCTTCCCTCAGATCTCCATCGTCCATATGAAGCGCAGTACGGAAATTGCGATTCATTGTGACCGACGAGAAGGCCGTGTCGCCAATGCGATATTCGGGCCTCTCATTTGCCTGTTTGAGCTGAACCTTGTGCCTATCGGGAACAAGTTTCTTGAATAAGTCATCAATCGCCTCGATGTATGGAATTCCTTCCTTGTATTCGTCAAAATACTTTTGCGTATACGAGGTCAGACGACAGGGCAAGCCCATAAAAGGAGTGCGCTCAAAATAACCCAGAACACTGCTGAATACGTTATTATTTACACGCATTTTACTGAGTTTACCATTTTGCTCGTACTGCGCAGACCACTTATTCACACTCTTCGGCTTTCTCTTGGTCCAGTACTTGCTCTTCAAATCAATCGGGCCGGCAGCAGCCCCACGATTTCTGGAGGCTGAGGCCGCATTGTAGAAATTGGACCACGCCTTCTCAATGAGTTCCTTCGGGATGACGTTTTTGCGAAAGCGAGCAACGAGAACTTTGCCTCCAGGAGCATCTTCATTCTCAGCCCAGACATCAATATCTTCGTCGTAAATTGTGTCAGCCTCCTTCTCTGAGAAATACGTACCCTCGCGTGCCTTCATTTGGTCATTCGTAAGCTTTGCTTTCAGAACAACTGTCTTCACACCGTTTACTTTTGGTTCGTGAGTTGGTTTAGTAGGTATCTGTAGTCCTTCCATTAGGGCCTCGGGGTCGATTCCCATTCTGCTTAGACTTTATCTTTTAATAGACCAAAGTACAAGACACCTCCAACAACAGCTGCAACCGCAAGACCTGCACAAGCACCCTTGTAGATTGCCTGCTGATCTGCCTCCATAAAGTCATTGGCTGTGATCACAGGAGATCTGCCTCTTGCACCAAGCCTGGAGTAGTACTGGATCACTTCAGTTTCAGTTAGCTTGCGTTTACCCAACATCTCATTGACCTCATTGTGCAGGTCGATAGTCCAACGAAATAGGTCCTTTCTCGAGTCGAGCGAAGGTCCAATGGGTATTTTCGCTAAATGCGACGTATAATGATTTCTGCAGATAGGACACGGAATCAGCATCTGCAGTGATTCAAAGTACTCCTTTGCAGCCTTCTTTTCTCCATAGTTCGGCTCCATAGGATATCCCAATGCAACAATGTGAATCGAATGCCAAAAGAACGGTCCCCATACTTCAGGCGGAATCTGCATTCTATCTGTCAAACAAGTCAGAAAAAGGATTTGCTATGTGGAGCGCGCCTATTCAATACTATCAGCCCACTTATAGCCATTTACGCTACTACCAAGTAAGAAGGCATTCTAAAATGTCATTACAACAAACATCAACAAATGAATTTTCACCTACACACAGTTCTACATGTTCAAATTGTGGAACATCCGGACACGGGTTTCGTCAATGTATAGAACCTGTCTCGTCGTACGGTGTTCTTGTTTTTCGTTTTATAGGAAGATCTCAAGAATGGTCGCCTACACGAGAATTTTGTGCACCTACCCGAAGCCCTACTGGTCTGCATAACGTGGAACCTCAAGTCCTTATGATACAGCGTAAAGATAGTCTTGGTTTTATGGATATTCTTCGCGGAAAATACAAAATTAATGACCCTGACTATATTCGTAAACAACTTCGCGGAACAACAAAAAAAGAACGTGAAAGCCTTCTCAACGACGATTTTGATACAATTTGGCAAAATCTGTGGGGATCTGATGCAGAGTCAAGCCAGCGATATGCACACGATAGGCAAATCTCAAAGCAAAAATTATCAGATATACGCAAGGGTGTCGAGACAAATAAGGGTGAATCCTATACACTAGCTGATCTTCTCCGGCAAGAGCCTGTTGTCTACGAAACACCTGAGTGGGGGTTTCCTAAAGGTCGTCGCGACCCCTATGAAACCGATATCCAATGTGCATATCGTGAACTCAAAGAAGAAACAAGCATTCTTGAAGATGAATTATGGAAAGTAATGAATATTGCTCCATTCGTGGAAACATTTTATGGATCCAACGACGTTCACTATCGTCATACATACTACATTGCTCAGTATATCGGAAGTCGTAATATTTCATTTGATGCTCTCAATAATGAAATGGTAAAAGAAATTGGATCTCTTGCTTGGAAATCAATGGATGATGCCCTTCTTTTATTGAGACCTGATAATCTTGAGAAACGAGGCATTCTAATTCAGCTTGCAACACTCTTTCGGAATTTCACTCCAATTTATCGCGAAGAGCTCATTGGTATGCCTATGCATCCAATTCAAGATCTAAGCGGTTCTATTGTACACAGTTCTGCGACAAGAACTTCTGAACAAAATCAAAATACAGGAAGAGAACAGCAGGACCTCTATGTCTTTAGAAGCCAGAACCAGAGAAGTGGATCAGTTTGTGGAAGAATGGAAAGATCAAGACGATTTTTCGGAGAGAGACAAACTCATCGCCGAATTCCAGACGTACGCGGCGGACAAGAAGGCGGCCACCATCAGGAGACTACAGGGACTTCAGCCTCAGGAGCCGCCGGCAGTGGTGGCGGGGGCAGTAGTAGTGCCTCAGGCAACAACGGATCGCGAGGACGAGGGAGGTTTATATCCGGATATCGCAGACACCCAGTTTCTTACGAAGTTGCTCCGCAAGAGGGAGATTCGGGAGAGCCTTCAGTCGAAACTAACGAATAGGGACCTTCAAGAAGATTCCTGCAAAACACAGGAATTTGAGTACACTCCTACGCAGCGATTTGTCTCGCAATTTCTGTCGCCGAATACACCCTACAATGGAATGCTTTTGTATCACGGAGTAGGCGTAGGTAAAACGTGCACTGCAGTCTTAACTGCAGAATCATTCTTAGAACTAAGCCCTAAAAATAAGGTTTTTATTCTAGCACCTCCAGCTATTCAGGATGGATTTTATCGGACTATCTTTGATATCAATCGAGTCAAACTAGGAACAGAAGCAGATGATCTGAATGAACACGAGGGATGTACTGGAAATCGCTATCTGGAACTAACTCAGACACAGTACGAGCGTGAAAAGAAAGATATTGAATTTCGTGTGAATAAATTGATCAAGAAACGCTACGCGATTATGGGGTACGTTGCCTTTCGCAATATGGTGCGTGATATTCTAGATCAGATTCCTAAAAATCTTGCACCTGAGCGTAAACTTGTTCAAGAAACCCGCCTACTGCAAAAAGCGCTAAGCGGCTGTCTGATTATTGTAGACGAAGCCCACAATTTGCGCACTGTGAGCGATGAGGCAGATGAAGACGATGATGCAGTAGATGATGCAGATGATGAGAAAAATGATGCATCCGCGGGTAAAAAGCTAACACCTTTTCTTAAGCGCGTATTGAATCTGTGCGAAGGCAATAAGCTTCTACTGATGACTGCAACCCCTATGTACAATAGCTATCTTGAAATTATTAATCTACTTGAGTTCTTGCAAATTGTTGATAAGGTAGAGGAGGATAAGAGAATTCGTAAAAGCGATATACAATTTACAGAAACGGGTGAGTTAACGCCTGCATCTGAACAAAAAATTATTGAAATCTCAAATTCACGCGTCTCGTATATGCGTGGTGAGAATCCAAAGGCATTTCCTGCTCGCCTAGATCCACCTGAGGCGATGAGAGTTCGAACCTGGCCTTCTCAAACACCAAATGGTATTCCATTAACAAATGCACTCGAAAAGCAAAATGCGATGCGTCTACCCCTTGTTAAATGTGAACTCAACGGTGAATCCTTAACGGTTTTGCAAACTGAGACTGACCGTCTTATAAAGGCAAAGGGACTAGGTATTCGTACAATTGATTCTCTTTTGCAAGCCGGCAACTGCATCTTTCCTGGAGCAACGATGGATTCACGCTATGGCAGCCAGGGATTTGGAAATTGGTTTGCGGTTCGTGGTATTCCTGGATCCTTCGAAAGCACACGTCTTTCGACACTACCGCAGTATACGCCTGCAAATGCCGATACAGAATATGGGTGGATGATTAATTCTGAGAGTCATCTCAAACAGTACAGTCCAAAGTTTTTTAATGTGCTCCAAACCATTCAAAAATCGGAAGGTATCTCGTTCGTCTACAGCCGCTTTGTCGAGAACGGCGCGATCATCTTTTGTCTTCTGCTCGAGGCAAACGGATATACTCCGTGGGGGCGATCTGCACCCTTGTTCAGCAAGGGCGCAGTCTCACCTGGAGGTCGTCAATGCTCAAAGTGCAGTCGTAAAGAAGTAGGCCATCCTTCTGATAACCATAAGTTTAGTCCAGCTTTCTATGCGTTGCTGACAGCGAGTGATGTAAAAACTGGCGACAAGCAGTCTCTTCCCTTATCACCCAACAATACTCGGGTTATCCAGGTGGCTCGTGATCCTAGCAATGTAGATGGCGGTAAGATTAAGGTGATTGTTGGCTCACAGGTTGCAGGTGAAGGTCTCGACTTGAAAGCCATTCGGGATGTGCATATCTTGGAAGGCTGGTTTCACTTATCCAAGGAGGAGCAGATTGTAGGTCGCGGTATTCGCTATTGCAGTCATCAAATGCTAAAAGATAAGCGAAAGCATAACTGCACAATTCACTTGTATGTCAATACATTTCCTGCAGCCTTGAACAAGGAAACAATTGATCTGTACTCGTATCGCAAAGCGATGAATAAAGCTGTTCTGGTTGGAAATGTGAGCCGAGCACTCAAGCGTGGTGCTGTAGATTGCAATTTGAATCACGATATCGTTCTCATTTCTGGACTTTCGAAAGTCAAAATGACAACGAGTTTGAACCCTGACAAAGAAATCGAAGTGGATTTGAACGATCGAGACTACACGCCAATCTGCGACTGGTCTACCTGCTCATTCGAGTGCAAGCCATCTGTCCCTGTTGCAACTTTACCTGAAGATACATCTACCTATGATCTATTTGCAGCCCGTTTTATGGAGCATAATTTGATTGCAACACTCAAGCGAATCTTCAAAGAACAGACATTTTACAAATGGGAAGACTTGGCAACACTCTTTTCTGACATTCCTAGACAGACCCTCATCAGCTTATTAATGAGGTCAGTCGATAATCCTTCAATCGTGCTTGAAAATGGAGAATGGCAAGGACATCTTGTACTGCGGAATCATCTTTTTCTGTTTCAACCGACTAGCATTAAGGATCAGTCAATTCCGATTGCCTTGCGATATGGACAGTATCCTGTAAAGCGTGATTCGTATGATCCAATTATTTCAGCACCTGTTGCTGCTCCTCCTGTTGCTGCTAAACCTATAGCTGTAGTACCTCGTCTTCCTTCAGCAGCTGCAGCTGCTACGGTTGCAGGGCCAGCAGCACCTGGACCTGCTGTACCAGATGAAGTACCGCCGCAAGAAGTTCCCGAATTTGTTGCACAAGGCCTCGCTGTAGATCAGCCCGCCCCTGAAAAGGCTGTAATAACACAATTCTGGGCTCTATCCAATCAGTGGATTGATTCGTGGACCGCACCATTTCCTGAAACCATACCGGCCGACTATGACGCAAGCATACTCAAAATTGCAGGGAATGATGCAGATCGCCGTGATAATATCAAAACTCGTCTGACCAAGCTTCAGTGGTGGGCAAAGTCCATTCACTCAGCGGGTCAAGATGCATCTGCAATTGCAGATCTGAAAAAGGCTGCACGGCAATATATTTGGGATCTCTTTCTCAAGCCAACTGAGCAATATCAATTGTTTTCTGAAGACGCACCGTATCTTGAAGAGGCCATTGATCCTGAACAAACCATTCGTGCCGGCGCAGGCCCTTCAGCCATAACAGCCTTCAGATATCTGGATCCTATCAGCCACGAGCCAGTCTATCTGTGCAATGAGGCAGTCTGTCCTCCATCCATTCTCAATGTATTCAAGTCATCCAAAACAGATCCGGTAGTTAATGCAGTCGCTGATCAAACCACTACAGGTGAGATCTATGGAACACTAGTTCCTTGGGAGCGTTCTTACATCTTCAAGACGAATGCACCAAAACCGAAAGGAAAGGAACCTGGTGGCGGCGCAGCGTGTGCCATCGTAAGTACAGTGAGCGGACACAAGAAGAAGTTAGTAGAAATTGGTGATATTCTAGCTCGCTTTAGTGAAGGTAAGCGGTTCGATCTAACCGAAGAACAATTCAAGAGTGGCCGCAAGTTGCAAGGCGCACCGAATTTTTGTGCATTGATGGAGATTGTGTTGCGTTGGATGGATATACGGCGATTAAGATATGGTGGTCTTCGATTCTTTTATCGCCCTCTTTCAGCCTATTACTCAAAACACAAAAGTAAAAAGTAGGGGTCAAAAATTGATATCTAAGGCATATCCACTAGAGTAGTAAGAAGGATGGCAGGAATGGAATCTGAAGCATTCTTTCAAGAAAAAGTCTATCTGACACCTCTCGATCTCCGTTCAGAGATAACCTCGATCGATGTTATCCTGCTGGCTAAGTTGAAGGCGCGTCTAGAGCAAAAGTGTTCCACTCACGGCTACGTGCTACCAGGAACTCTGGAGATCCTAACACGCAGTGCGGGCAGTGTAGACTCTGGACGCTTTTCCGGTGATTGGGCCTTTCTCGTCAAGGCCAAGGGGCGTGTACTTCATCCGCCTGAAGGAACTGAAGTGGAGGTTGAGGTACTCAAGTCAAACAAGATGGGTATTTATGCTGTATATGAGAATGCAATTCGTTTGATGGTTCCTCGTGATCTCCATTTGGGTGATGATGACTTTGATCAGCTTAAGGTGGGTGATCGCATTCGGGTTGAGATTCAGAAGTCTCGCTTTCAGCTCAAGGACCCGTTCATCGTCAGTGTGGGTATCTTCCGGGGCTTATCTGGATCAACGGGTGGTCCACGCCTTGAAGTTTCACCACCGGCCGAAACACTGGCGACAAAGGATACTGAAGAGACACCTCAGGCTGAGGATGATGAAGAAGAAGAGGAAGAAGAGGAAGCTGCGGAAGAGGAGGAAGATGGTCAATAAATCAACAAGTAGAGATGTCTTCTTTAACGAAAGAGGAGTATGAAATACGTAAGCTTTTTTGCAAGGAGATGGAGACATTATCTAGATCCGAACTTGAAGAAATATATAGAATTCTGCGCCGTGAAAATGGTGAATTCAGTGAGAATTCAAATGGAATCTTTTTTGATGTTGGCTCTCTTCCGGCATCTGTGTTTGAAGCACTTGCAAAGTTTGTAGAGTTTTGTAAGTCTAATGCTAAGGATCTTGAGCAAAGAAGTAAGATTATTACTGAGATGGGAATCAAATCTGAGCAGTAAATTTAACTGTACCCAGTCTAACTGTACCCAGTCTAAACCCCTATCGCGTATTTTATGTAATATGGCAAGCGTAGTACCTCAAAGTCTGATCCAGTTGTGTACTTCACACCCGGATCGCACATTTTCAGTTGACAAGTCTCATAAATCTGGTATTCAGAATCAAGCTCTTGATACTCAAGATAAGGCACCTCGATGGGGTCTTACCACCTACACCCTTGAGCCTCGTCATCCTCTCAGCATTTGGCTGACCTTCAAGGATCCGCTCTATCGCGTCTCTCCTCCTCCTCTTCGCCAGCGCCTGCTGCTTGATGCAACCACCGAGTGGCAGCAGCGGTGTGAAACTCTCGATTTTCCTCGCAACTACGGACGAAAGAAGGCACTTGAAGGCTTCGGTTCAATTAAGCCTGAAAGAGATCAGGCTAGAGCAGCACTGATTGCAATGGAGCGCTATGTTTCAGCCGATCAGGCACTTCTCTGGATTCTGTGGAATGACACTAACAAGAAGCTAAGCTTTCTAGATGATAAGGCATTTCCTCGAGAGACTGGCTACACTACAATTTGGATTATGCGTGAGCCGATGATGGATCAGGTATGGGATGCGAGTACCTGGTCTCCTAGCCATCTTGTTCAGTGGATCCAAGATCAGGAGCGTGCAGGCTTTGATGTTGAATGGCCTCAGCCTCATCCGTCTACGTCTGTAAAGACGT